AGTTTGATGGACTGTAATATATTTTGGTGTCATAGAAAATCCGGGCCGTTGATTCTTTTGCCCTTTTGGGATAATGCGTTGAATAATGTTCATCATTGATCCTCTCCTTTTAGATATAAAAAAAGCAAGACTTATTTAAGTCCTGCTTGCTCCAATTGCCTTTTCTGTTTTTGCCCTTTTTGGCTGAGATAGTTATTTTTCCAAGCCGCCCAAATGAACCAGGCCCCGGATGCTATAGCCACCAGATCATTAACAAATTCATCCGGAATAGTCTGGTAGCCTACCAGGTTCAATACCGCGTTAATAACAGCTACAACTAATACAATAAACCTGCTCAAACTCGCTTTATCCAATTTGCTTACCTCCCTCAATATTATCGATACGTCTATGTGCTGATTTGTTCGATTCCTCAACCCTTGTCACCCGTTCACCAAGATGCGTGATTTGCTTTTCATTTGCTTTGAGATCAATTCTGATGCTATCGACACCTTGGCCAATTGCATCAAGTTTCGTTCGTACCACGGCTGACTCTGTAGCATCTGTACGGGTATCTTTGTCCCGGTTCCGGATAAAAGTTAAATAGGCGACTACAAAGCCGCCTACCGTGCATATGATTCCGATGGTTACGTTCATGCCCCCACTCCTTTTCTGCAAAATAAAAAGCACCTCAATGGGTGCTTTTAACTAGTTCACAATTTCCGATTTCAATCTCTCGAATTGCCAGCCTACAATAACAAAATCTTTTTTACCTATACCTGGTATGTGGAACTGGTCAGCTAGCAAGTTTATCAAATTGTTTCTCAAGAAAATGTCCATTGCAAATGTAATTGCATCCTCTTCAAACCCTTCGATTGCCCCGTTTTCGTGTAGCTCATAGAAAGTACCCGTGCGTTTTTCGTGTAACTCATTATAAAGGAACCTTCGTAAACCTAGATCAATGTCCTTTAATTGACTATGCATAATATCCCTCCTCTCTATACTTATAACCCTTAATATAGCAGGAGGGATTGATTATCTTTGAAATATAAGGAGAAAACTTCTCGACAAATTTTTTATACACCAGATCCGTTCAAAGTAACATTGTGCTCCCGTTCACCATGTCTGCAAAATAAAAAGAACGCCCTTATGGACGCCCGACTTTTGCTTTAATTTATTCCAATATGACCCAACCAATTTAGGTTCTTATCTACTCCTCTTATTCCATACTAATTGCTTCAACATACGATTCAGCATAATTAGTAAATACACCGTTCACTCCCCATGCTTTTAATTTACTTATTTCAAACGGTTCATCTGGTGTGTAAGGGTGTACTAATAATCCTGTTTTCTTTGCATTCTTAACGTATTCTTTGTCTATTGCTTTGAAGTAAGGACCTAGACCAACAGCATAAGTACTTATTTTTTCAAACTTCTCTTGGCTATCCATTTCTTCTACTTGTTCTCGGTTTTGTAGTTGGATTAATGGAATAGATTTATTTAACTCATTAATCTTCTTTAAACTTTCGGCGTTAGATGACTGTATTACAATTTTCGACGGATCAACGGATTTTTCTAAAAAGCCGTACTCATCCAAAAGAGATACCAAAGCATTTTCCATTTGATCTTTTCTTTCTGGTTTCTTTGTTTCTATATAATAATTAACTTCATGCCCGAACTCTTCAAATACTTCTTTTAATGTCGGAATTTGCTCCCCTTTATAACTTTCTTGTGCATTATCGGGGTTTTCTTCATTAAACCACGTTCCAGCATCTAATCTTTTAATCTCTTCCAGCGTCATTTCGCTTACTTGTCCAGTTCCATTAGTAGTTCGATCGACTGTTTCATCGTGTAGGGCTACTAAGTGACCATCCTTGGTCATTTGTAAATCAATTTCAATATAATCAGCACCTAAATCTTTAGCCTGTTTGTAAGCTTCTATAGTATGTTCAGGCGCATGTCCAGAAGCTCCTCGATGAGCAATAAAAATAAAACTATCCGGATCTAGTAAATTACTACTCTCAGACTTTGTTTGTTTAGTAACTAAAAATCCAGACAATACTGCTACAGCTAATAATAATGTTAAAGAAATGACTAATTTTTTCATGCTACCACCTGTATCTACATAATGCATAATTTTACCAAAATTAATCATATCAATCAATTTAACTTAGCATTTGAATATATTATAGCTGTATTCCGTATTCTGAAATCTATAAATACATTTAGAAAAAAAGTTTCAGTTTAATATTCTTGTAAGTTTATTTTTAACAAAATAAAAAAGCCTACACTTCGTAAGGCTCCCCTGTGATTTCCTTATATTGTGCTGTATTAATGGCTCCCAGTTGGACAAACCTCTGCAATTGATCTTTTCTGCACCAGTTCTTCTCAAAGCGTTCCTTTAACGATTCAAACATTGTTCTTTGCCTCCATTTCCAACAATCTAATTTCAAAGTCAGTCATTTGTTGGCCTTGTAACATTGCCTCAATTTCAAGGTCCGTTATCTGCTGTCCCTGCACCATTGCCTCTAATTCCCGTTCAGTCATTTGCTGGCCTAAAATCTCAGTCTCAGTCAAAGGTCGTTCTTTAGGTCGGTGAATCTCGTCCAACTCTTCCTGAGTGATCGTTTCAACCCATTTCCCTGTTTCCCTATCAAAAACAGGCTTCCAGTTCGGTTGTGGCGGGGGAACCTCGGTGCAGCGGTCAGGAACGTCGTACCTGCCCATGCTATCCATTTCTACCATGACATCTTCGATATACAGGCCGTTTTCATCGTACCTATGAAGTAGCTTCACTATTTATCAACCCCTTATCCTATGACATAGCTAGTATCTATTGGATGCCAATAATGGTCACTTGAAGCGTTTTGCGTATTAAACTCTAACTTAATATCACCATTAGTACCAACTTCCCATCTAGAAAAGTTTGTACTACCTGATGCCCTAGACGCATTTTGGACAAACGGGTGTACAGTACCAGTGGGTCGATAGTTAGCGGGCAGAGTAGCAATAACTATGGGTAAGGCTGTTATGTTCTTTACAGCCCCGCGTAAATGCACTACGTTGCCCATTTTGCAATATTGCGGAGTGAGCGTTTCATCGTAAGCTTGTGCACCGTTTTTAAGGGTAAGATTGTACCATTGGGTCACACCGAAAACGCGTCCGCCATGTCCTTCAGTGGCAATAGCATCACCTGTTATAGTGTTAGTGCCCTCGACATGTATTGCAGACCCTCGCGAATAAAAAACGGTGCCGTTATTTCTACCAGTGGTCTCTGCAACATGTACTGTTGCACCTTCATAAGTAGAAATAGCGGTTATTTTATTACTAATTTCACATGCCGTTAATCTTGTAAAGGCACCCCTATATGTCGCAATTCCTCGTTGAGTCTTGTCCCCTGTTACCATCTTTACATTATCCAAAGTGACAATACTATTGTGACTAATAAATACCCTGTCTAAAATGGCAATAAGCTCCATGTTCTGAAACATTACATACATACTGTTGGAAATCACAACATTTTGTACTTTTACTGTCCCTGTTCCTCTAAATATTAAGGCATTACAAAAGTAGTTTTGTAACCTAATCTCTTCGTTGTAAGTTCCAGCTGCAATTTCAATAACTACATCCGCATTGCTGAGTCTCGGAACCGTGTTTATTGCAGCATTAATCGTTTTTAGCGGCTTTGTCTGACTACCATCGTTATTATCGTTTCCGGTTGTGCCATTAACGTAGATAGTTAGAGCATCTACTTCCTCATATAGCACACTCTTCTTAAAACGATCAAAATTTCCTACATGAGTATCAAGTTTCGTTTGGGTTGCTAGTCGTTCCCAGGCAGTCCATGTGTTGTTTATTTTATTCCTGTGGAAAATGTCATTTGTACTAGCTGCTATAAATAACTGTGAAGAATATGTGGCCGCATATACTTGTACTAAAAGATACCCATTTCCCGTTCCTGTAGGCTTGTTTGTTGCTGATCCACCGGCATAGAAAAATCCTGTTTCTGACAGTGTATTTAAGTCTCCATTATAAACTTTAGCGTTCGCTCCTAATCCAAAACTCTTAGCCCAATTTATAGCTGAATTTTTTGCATCATCTGCTTTTGCTTGTGCTCCATCTACTGTTTCTAGCATTTGCCAGTCTGACCACTCGAGCCCACTAGAGTGCCAATGTCTGAAATAGGCACCGATTGCTCCAGTTGTAAATCCATGGCGGAAATACCACTGCGTGAATCGCACATCCGAAATCTTTATGTTCAAAACAACCCCATAGTTTTGAGGATAGCCATCCGCTAATCCAGTTTCTTCTACGTTAAATGTAGTAACCCCTATCGGGTAGGTATTTCCGCTGGTTGACGCAGGAATGTATGGTATAACATTTACCTGATTAGTTGTTACGTTATGCGGGTTGTTTTTGTTGTTAGCATGAGAATCTAATTTTGCTTGGGTAGTTAATTCTATCCAACCACCCCAAGTTCCAGATTCCTTTGTTCTATAAAACATTCTCCCGTTTCTTGAAACTGTCTGTGTAGCGTAGGACGTTTGGTGCTGAATATGGATACCGATATAGGAAGTGCCTCCCTGCGGACCATTTCCCGAGCCTGCATATAATCCAGTTTCGGTTATGTCATCCCAACTGGTAATAGGCTTAGCTACTGAGCCAAGGCCAAATCCTTGTGCCCATTTTTTGATAGCATCAGCCTTCGCCTGGGATCCTTCGGTTGTCTCCAAAGCCTTCCATGCTTCCCAAGTAGAACCCGCGGTAGTGCTGACCCTCGTATACATATCCCCATTACCATTGGTTAAATAGATTTGGGCGGTGTATGTTGATGTATATGGTAGTACTAATAAGTATCCATTGTATGTTACTGGCTTATTGACTGCATTAGGGCCGACGTAATAAAGGCCACCCTCTCTAACAACATTAAGATCATCATCTCGCAGATAAGTGGCTCTGTCTGTCCCAATCCCAAATGATTTTGCCCAATCAATCGCGTTTTTTTCAGCGACATTAGCTTTTGCTTGAGCTCCTTCTGCTGTTTCCATAAGAGTCCATTTCCCCCAACTCGAGGAGCCCATGAACCTTACATAGATAGCTACATTATTGCCTCCTCCCAATATATAGGCAGTTTGAGAGAGTCGACTTGTTACTCTTGAGTCCACTCGAAGCGCACCATAAGTATTAGTGAGTGGCGCATTAACGGAAGTATTAGAGAAGCTATACCAGCCGTTTGTTAAAGCAGTATCTAAATCTGCCACATGAGGTGAAGTAATTAAGCCTAGTCCATTATCATTGGCATATTTAATAGCATTTTCCTCTGCAGCATTCCATTTCTTTCGTTCCGCTGATGTAATATGCCTAGTGTCATCAGTATTATGGGTATCGAATTCGTCAGCAAATTGATCAATCTTATCCCAGTTATCATTAAGCATTGTTTTTATATTAAACGTATCGGCCCCGTCAGTTACTGGATCTTTCTTTAGTAGATCAAGCCTACTTGTATTACTCGCCAAACTAAGCACCTCCTGCAAATTTATCGAGAGTGAAAGTTTCCATTTCAGCTAGTGTTTTGATATTGTGAATTTCACGAATCAAGAAATAGCTGAACTTAAATTCAATCCCTAGGTGCGCTGGAATAATTTCTCTAAGTGAATTTTCTACATCTGTAAGGTTTGAAGGAACCCCCAAACTTGAAACGAACTTTATGTTTATTAAATATGCACCTGGTATTTCATAGACTTCGACTTCTCCACCGTAATAAGCTTCCGTTACACTTTTAACTAGATCAACTGTAACGGTTCCCATACCACGCTTTTTTGATTTTACAACCGAGCGTCTTTCTTCAATAGGCTTTCCAAGTTCTGTTTTTATGCCTAACTCTTTTTCCTGTATTTCCAATCCCCATGTCGCAGTGTCGATAAATGTTTGATCTAGGATATCTGATATATTAAATTCGATACGGTCAAATTGTTTCCCCTCCGCTTCGAATATAGCTTTGTATTGAGGTGACTTTCTCAACTCATAAGGAATCAACTCTAACATTTCTGCACTAGATAGCATTGAAAGTCACGCTCCCGACGACGGCTATTTCTTCCATCCCTAACTCAATATTTGATGTTAAGCCATTCACTTTTAAATTCTGCCAATCCCCGACTCCTTTTTGGTCTAATATTAACGTGGCCAGCCTAGAATACCTTACATAGTCAGAAACAAAAGCAGTCGTACGTAAGATTTGAACGAGTTCATCTGTATAACTAGAAATAACATCTTTTATGTCAGATCCATCGACAATCAATACATCAGCAGTAATATGAATAGGAACTTCAGTGGCAGCTATTACTGTTACATCTGCTCCGATGGGTCTTTCAGACTCTATATGTTCAATTACTTCCTGTACTTTTTCAGGACTCGGCGCTCTCCCATCACTTCCAACCACTACAACCTTCACTGTTCCCGGACCATTCCATATTGGAAATACTCTAACTGCTCTAATGCCTGAAACTTCCTTAGCCCACTGTGAGTAATGATAAATATTACCGCTAGTTGCTGGTTGTGATATTTTTTCCATATAGCGTTGATACAACTCTTCATCGGATTGTTCATTTGTACCAGGACTAATAATTCTTCCAATTGTTGCTGTTTCAAGTCCTGGTATATTATCAATAGGAAGCAAGGTAGAACCGTCAACTGGAAGGTTTCCTACTTCGCCCTCGCTTTCACATTCAAGAACTCCTGATTCAATTGTTTTGAAATACAAATCATCAATAAAAAAGCGCGATCCCACCGGGACTGCTATGTTAAAGATGCCTTCTCTCTTAGCTTTTAATGCTGGGGCCCGCCTGATCCCTAACTCAGCAGTTCTTTGTTCTAAATAGATGTCCTCGCTCGTAGACGCAAATGTTAAGTCCAGAACTCGATCTAATTGAATGAACAAATCAAAGATTTTCTTAGCAGCTGGCGCCAATGCATTATAAATAATCGAGGCTTCACGTTTGTCTAGGTTATCTGGAACATCGGCTAGTAATTCTTCCAAAATATCCTCATATTCTCTTTCAAACTTCAACCCCCAGCACCTCCTCTGCTTCTAAAATCCCTTCGTCACTATGAATAACAAATTTCACCCGAAAGGAATCATCAATTTGTTCAATCTCAAAATCAGTTACTTCTGAAATACGATCATCATAAATAAGAGCTTCTTCGATTAAACGAGGGAGCTCCATTTTTTTGAATTCAGTTGTAACCTCAGCATCTGAAAGTAACTCCTCTATCTCACTACCGTAGTCATCGGAGTAAATGGAATAAGCGTATCTCGGCGTCCTTAACGCGAAATAAGCAAACTGACGAACAGCCTCAATTCCATCGATAAGCTCACTTGTTATTTCCCCAGTTTCATAGTCATACCTATACGTTTGATGTGGCTCAAATACAGACTCCTCTTCGTCTATTTCAATTTCTATTTCTGGTGATAGGGCCAAAGATCATCACCCCTTAAAATCTATCGATAATCAAAAATGATTGCCCACCTTGTATGGTTGCAACCATTACTTTATCGCCTGTTTTTAATTCTTCTAAGAATTCTATTTCTGCATTTTTAAGTGATAGAGACGGAATGTTGACTGTCCTCTTATGCTTTGTTAAATACTCCGAAACCATTATAAACTCGCTTGGTATGATCAATTTCGGGTTATTCTTTAGCCTTAATTCAATATTTGGGGGAGCGCTGTGAATTTCTCCCTCAATAAATTGTAAGGGGCTATTCGTGTTAATGGCTTCCAAAGCCATCTTTTTAATGGTTTGCGCTATACTCATCAGTCAACCTCCGCCCTTGTGTTTTTTTGGATTAACTTCAGCTGCATATGATGGTGTTCCCCTTTGAAAGAGTGTGTGTCTTCGTCAACATAGTGAGTGCCTTTTATGCCAATTTCTTTTTCAATAACATAAATAGGTTTACCACTAATAATTTCAGCAATACCAAGCGCTTCGACCTCTAATTCCTTCTGGACACCCTTCTTTTTATTCAAGATAGTTTGCCCTCGCTTAGTGAGTTGCCCTTTGTTTAACTTTTCATTAACTCTCTCAAAATGTTGGAGGACACCATAGCGCTTTTGACCGGAACTGTCAGAAACAGTGACGGTAACTGTATTTTTCTCATCACCACTAATTAGCTTAACCCGTGTAGCTGTTTCCTCGATAGATGTGGAGTAGTTGTAATCAATAAGGTTTACACCAGTCTCAAGCACCCATTGGTCAGATGAAGGTTTCCATTCATTCAGCTTCAATTTGCCCTTTTGGGAAGTAATCTGAAATCTTCTACCGTTTTGCTTTTCGGTATTAATAAGGGCTCTCAAGGCAATGTCATATAAGGTTGTCTCATTCTGATGGATCTCATTTAATACAACTCCAGTGTTAGCAATGGCTCCATACGGAATCTGGAAATCCTTACACAATCGAACAATGATTTGATCAGCCCTTCTTTTCGAAAAGACATAGACATCTTTATTTACCAAAAGATATTGCAACATATCATAGGCAGTAAAAGACAACAATCCACTTTTGGTTTTGTTCCTACTGAAAATGGTACCCCGGAAAAGTTCTTTTCCTTTCCATTTAAAAAGGACGGTATTGCCTTCTTCCACTTTCGTGTACTGCAATCCACCTTGATTTGTATATAAAACGTTAGCTTCTATTTTTCTGGCCGCTTTGTACCGCTGTCCAGACCAAGTAATTGAATCGGTGGGTATTTCAATCATTTCATTTGGTTTTACGAGATAGAGTTCAATCATGGTATTTTCAACACCTGGCCAGGAAAAATCCAGTGTCCTGGTTGTTTAAGATTTCTCTTATCCCGCTTAATCATCATCTTTTTGTTGGATGGCTCATTCCAAATTTTCCTCCACTGTAAGCTGTTACCGTAGTATTTTCTTGCTAAATCCCAAAGTGTATCCCCACGTTTAACCTTGTGGGTTTTCGCCTTAGGTTTTGCTGCAGGTCTTTTCTTTTTAGGTGGGGTTTTAACTTTTATTTTGCGTACAGTAACGAATTTGAATTCTTTCAGCGAAAGATCGTAATTAATATCACCTACTGCTCCGCCCTCTTCACTGTACTCAAATGAGTCGATGGAAACAGGAAAATTCACTTTTGTTTTCGTAATAACCAAACGTAATGGCTTCTTTGACTTCTGCCACTTCTCAATTTTTTTAATAGCGTCCCACGGTTTTGGTATATTGCTATACTCCACTAAAGGTGTTTTTTTGGCCGGAAAAAAAGATGATAACTGAAAAGTTTTTGCAGCAGGATCCTGTAAAACAGTCACCTCTCCAAGTTTTGATATTTCTATGGATTCGTTATTCGAAGGATTTCCGATTTCGATAGACGAAGGAAGGACAGGAAGACGCAGCCTTTCCTTGTTGTCATTTGTGGAAATCCATATTTCATAGATACTTTTAGTCATAGACCACTAACTCCCCTCCCTCGTTGTATTCGTCTTTTAAAACTTCTTCCAGAGCTCTTTTTACTCTGTCAGTAAAGTTATCCAAATCTGTATCATTGTTAAAGTAATTGTCTCCAGTTATCTGGATGACAATATCTCTGATTTTCCCTGACACAGATCTCGAGCTACCGCTAGAACCAATTGCGGCTGACAGTTGATCAGATGCCATACGTTTGCTTTTTTCATGAGGAAAAATCTCGGCTCCTCCAGGTAGACGCATTAACTCAGGTCCTTCTTCTCCGACCCAAGCCCATTGGGTGCGCGGAACCTTCCCGCCTTTAGCGTATCCTTTATACGGCCCGTTTCGAGACATGCTACGGATACCCGGAGTATTAAAAACTGTACCGTATCTTGCCTTGATATACTTTATGGCTGCGATGGCGTTATGGACAGGATTCCATATATCATTCATGCCTTTCATTTTGTAGGCATTGAAGGTCGGATCGATTGTCTGCATAAGACCCTTACTTGGTATGCCTCGTTTAGCATTGGAATCCCAAAGATTGATTGTTCGTGGATTACCATTCGATTCTTTCATTGCAATCGTTGTAAGAGCAGAAAGCCATGACATTGGTGTGCCTGTTAAACTCATTGCCGCCATGATCCACTTTCTAACGCTTCCTGAAGCTGCGACTCCACTAAACCCTGTTCTGGTTCCTCCTCCTAAAAATTGTTCCGGATTGACAGTCTGCATTGTACCGGACTTTCGAACCTCATAATGTAGGTGAGGTCCGGTAGATTGGCCAGTGCTTCCAAGTAATCCAATCACTTGACCAGCTGCAATGCTTTGCCCAACCTTTGTAAGTACTTTTTGTAAGTGTCCATAAAGATGGGTGTAAAGACCTGATGAAATAGCAACTACGTTACCATATCCACCGTATCCGCTGCCGGAAGCTCCGTATCCAGCTTGAATAATATTACCTCCAACATTCGCTTTAATAGGTGTGCCTAACGGTCCTGCAAAGTCAATCCCTTTATGAAATTCTGCTATTCCACCAAACGGATTCGAGCGGAGTCCATAACCACTTGTTCGCGTCAATCCTCCGAATGTGTCCATTCCTCCGAATTCTGAAAACTTATTAGAAATCCATTCAACCATTTTGGTTTTTACAAGATTAACAGCGCCCCTACTCATGGCGCCGAAAGCACCACCGATATCAGGAAGCTGTATACCAACGACTTTTATTACATCGTCAACAAGCTTGGTCGGATCCCCCATGTATTCAAAGATATCACCAAGTTTATTCTGGAACTTGCCGCCGATATCATCGAAACCAATACCATCTTTATAAGCAGGAACGCCTTGCCCCATCAGTTGTTTTGTTTTGTGATGCGGAAGTACTTCAGTACCTCTTGGAAGGTTTACTAATGTGTCCTTTCCTGGAGAAAGGCTCATGTTTCCGTTCGGATACCGCATTAACTCTGGGCCACCACCGTCACCTACGATAGCTGGTCCCCCAGGATGATAGTTTGTACCTTTTGCATATTTTGGTGGGCTCCATTTTGGAATTTTAGAATCCACACCTATTTTTCCGAGTACAAAATTAACGCCACTCGTCATGCCGTTCAATGCTTTAGATAAACTGCTAATCATTTTGTTTCCTAGTGCCGTTACTGCCCCTGTTGCTGCACTGGACATACTTCTGACTCCAGAAATAAAGTTTCTGACCAATCCAATCCCCCAAGGTGACCCTTTTGAAACAGTACCACTGAAAGGATTGTGTACCTGATTTTGTAGATACGCTTTAGTTCCAGTAGGTGTTGAATTTTGGCCAGCAGAAAACGACGTGACAGTACTGGTGCCGAATCCGACAGCCTCTTTGACCACGCCTTGCATTGGATTTTCAATGTTATTTTTCTTCCACGAACTAATAGGAACTACCTTACCATTTATGCCTGAAGCTACTGCAGATGAAAATGATTCACCGTATAGTTTTGCTTCTGTATCCATCCCCTGAACGGAAATCGATCCAACGTTCACAGAAGCTTGTACAGGCTGCGCGTTTGGAGTCTTAACAGATCCACCAACAAGGCCGCCATTTGCGTATGGACGAACGCCGAGCATCTTGCCTGTCTGGTTATACAAATCCATAGCCCGGGCTCTACGGCTTGCCGACAAGGGAATGATCATTTCAGGACCAGCCTCGCCAACTAGGCCCAAATGAGGACGATTGATGTAACCGCCGTTAGCATACGTTTTCTTTTTCCCTTTTTGCACCTCGTCGACTTTTTCTTTCCCCTTTGTTCTTCCTTTGTTAAAGGATTCGCCTATACTGCTGAATTTATCTTCAAACAATGTTTTTATGGAGAGTAGTTTTTTAATACCCAAACTTACTACATTCGCCCACTGCTCCATCCACCAGTCTTTATTGAATAACGTTTCTCCTATAACGATTCTCGCCGCTTCCCAAGCGTAGCCTGCATTCTCCCACTTTTCTTGAACCCACCTGACAGTTTTGGCGCCCTCAGCCGCCCACCAAACCGGGTCAAATAAGGTTCTGTCGGTCTCATCTAGGACTAAACCCCATTGAGTGCTCCACCATTCAGAATCGAGTATTGTGAGAGATGCTATCGTTTTTAAGATTGTATATTTCTTATTCCACCATTCTTCATTAAATAGCGTTAAATTCAAAACAGCTTTGATGCCCTCGACTCTGAGAGTCCACCAGTCAGAATCAAACATAGTGTCCTTGCTTGTGGTTTTTACATTCTCCCACTCATTTCTCCACCACTCTTTATCGAAAAGAGTAGTTTCAATAATACCTACAATATATCCTGCCCGTTTAGCCCACCATTCTTCATTAAAAAAATGTTTGGAGGCAATTTGCTTCGCTACTTCCCACCACGACTCGGTATTAGAGAGTGAGTCTTCTGTTATTTTTTTGTTAGACTCCCATTTTGATGACCACCATTCTTGGTCAAATAAGGTTTCGTCTAAAGTGGTTCTAATATTCGCTCCTTTAGCGCTCCACCATTCAGGATCAAACATGGTATTGCTGCTCTTTTCTTTAACACTGTCCCATTTTTCGCCCCACCATTCTGGATTGAATAATGTTTCGCTGGCTGATGTTTTTACTTTCTCCCACCAGTCTTTAGTGTTAGACCATTTTTGACTAGACCATTCGGCTACCGTATCCCACTTGGCACCCCACCATTCTTGGTTAAAAAGTGTTTTTGAAGCAGATGTTTGTACCTTTTTCCACCAAGCATCAGCTTTTGCTAATTTATCGGATGACCATGTGCTAACCTTATCCCAATGATTGCCCCACCATTCTTTATTAAAAACAGTTTCTTTGGCTGACTTGGTCACTCCATCCCACCAGGACTTTGTTTTAGATAGCTTATCAGCAGACCAACTTTTTACGTTGTTCCACTTTGTACTCCACCAGTCCTTATTAAATAAGGTCTTATTGGCGCTAGCCTTAACATTCTCCCACCAATCTTTGGTTTTGGATAATTTATTATTAGTCCATATTTTAACGGAATCCCATTTGCCTCCCCACCAATCTTTACTAAAGATAGTCTCTGAGGCAGACTTAGTGATACCGTTCCACCAATCCCTTGTTTTAGAAAGTTTGCTAGAAGACCAGCTTTTCACACTGTCCCATTTACTACCCCACCATGCTTTACTAAATAAGGTCTCAGAAGCTTTTTGTTTAACTCCGTTAAACCAATCCTTGCTTTTATTTAATTTCTCTGTTGTCCATCCTTTGACGCTGTCCCATTTTCCTTTCCACCAATCCTTGTTAAACAGAGTGTCCGAAATCTTTTGAACGATGGCCTTGAAGTTATCTCCAAGGTATCCACCACCAAAGGACCCCAGAACACCGCCTAAGGCTCCGCCGATTGCTGTTCCGAGTCCTGGGATTACAGAGCCAATAGCTGCTCCCGCCGCCGCTCCTGCAAGACCTCCTCCAACAGATCCAACAGCGCCCGCTTTTTCTCCCTTTGGAGCTGCTGCAATGTGAAGTGCTCCTAGTGCAGCGCCTAGTACAGGTACTTTCCGAGCAAGCTTACCAGTACCAGAAAGGAACTTCGAAAACCTCGACATTTCCTTTGCGTTCGGGACGCTTAATTTAACATTTGCCCCCTTATTGAACCAAGGTTGAGTATAAACGGGAGAAGGACCATTTTTTGCTGTTGCTACTTTTCGAGAAAACGGACTACTGACAAAACCTAATGCCTGAGCGTTTTGTCCATTAAACAAGCCGGAAGCTTTTTTGCTAAATTTACCCAGCCACTTACCAGCTGTAGACAGGGCCTTAAATCCCTTCATTAAGGGAGAAAGAATCATAGTTGCAATAGCTCCTACTACTGCAGTTGCTACTGCTGCTCCCCCAAAAGAACTAATAGTTGGGTCCTCGAAAGCGTTTCTCCACATTTCAACTAAAGACTTTAGACCCTCTTTAGTACCAGAGACTATGCCAGTAAATATCAATTTACCGAAGGACATCCCGACTTTCCCTGCCCAAAACTGTCCGGCAGAATTCCACCACTTATCCAGAGTAGGCTGCCCATACTCTCTCCACCACTCGTTAATATCAGAGAAGATAAAATTAATCTTTCCCTCAAAATCCAGCTTCTTAAAGTGATCATTCTCCAGATAACCGGCAATATTCCACTTAAAGAACCATTCAAGTTTGCTAAATAACCATTCGGATGCTTCTTCGGCCACGGACATTACAGTTTTCTTCCACTTACCCCACTTATCTTGGTTATTATCTAACCAGTTTGATATTGCCTGAAGTCGAGGTTTCATAGGTTCCAAGAAGCCTTGCCCCATTGAACGGAACAACGACCCCCTGTAACCTTGCAACGTGGCCATGATTCCTCGGGATGTCCCGGAAAGTTTTTCCGCCCCCCCATTGAAGTTCTTTTCAACTTCTTTAAGGAAACCGCCCCAACCCATTGCATCCATTTCTTTTTTGGATATTTTCATTCCAAAACTTTTCATCATGGTGAGTTCACCCATGTTGGCGTTTTGGATCGCTTGCATTGCTTCCTCTACGGTTTTGCCTGGTGTTAAGGATGCCATGTCAATTGCGGCACTCGTTAACCGTTTGACTTCCTTCATATTTTTTCCTGCTAAGGATACAGCTCCAGTCATCGCCGGGAATATGTCAGGCGAAGAAAAAGGAGTTTTATCTGCTTTCTTCCCCATCCAATCCATCAATTCTGCTGAGGCTTTCTTGTTACCTTTTAACCAGTGATCCATAGAGACGCTATAATCTTCGAAATTCATTGCGGCGCCAAAGGTAGCGTCTCCTAGTTTATTAACGCCGACAACCGCGAGGGTAACGGTTAACAGAGAAGGGATTGAAAATAAAGCTCTTTTTATTGTTCCAACAACTCTTGTGGCTCCGTCAATAGCACGAATGGTGAAATCCCGATATTTTGGTATTCCGGATTTTGCAAGTGCAGCAATGCGGCCAACTGTTTTGCTCGCTATGTCAATGGCTCTCACAGTGAAGTTATAGCCCTTTGCAAGCTGGCGCTGTCCGTAACTAGCAATATTTCTCATTTTTTCCATTGCTTTGTCTTTTGCAGTAATCGTTATTACTTTTGCTTTCGCGTAGTGCCTGTTAAAATATTGACTAATTTTTTCGCGGACACTTTTAGTCTTGTCGACTGCTTCGATGGTCATATTATGCTTTTTGGGGACTTTACGCCGCATTAAATTAGACATTTTATTTATTGGCTTCGTCACATGATCGCCGATAACTACATTGATACTACGTTGCTTAGGCAGACCTTTTTTGAGCGATCTGCTAATTGATTGGAGTTTCTTAGTTGCTTCGTCTTTGGCTTTTAAAACCATCGGTTTTTGTAGCTTTTTTCTATTCTTCTCAACTGACTCAAGCTTCCCTTGCATAGCCTTCATTTTTTTTGTTATTTGGTCTACCATGTCAAAGCGAGCGGTTAGTTTGGCCATCAGTTTACCTCCTTTCTAGTTCTTTAGCTTCTTTGGCAAGCTCCTCCAATTTAACGGATATGGATCCATACAAAAGGGCTTTAAAATGCCGCGGAGCATTATATAATTCAAGCAATTCTGATGGAGAGTATTTCAGCTCGTGCATGGCATAAAACAGATACACGGCGTCTTTATCTCCATCTCTTATTAGTTTTTTGCTTCCAGTTCCAAATCTTCAAGCGAATCATCAAAGCCGTTAACCTCAGTAGCTTTCGCGAGCCATTCCCCGTATTCGCCAGCTACATGCAACACTCTTTTAGCAACTTCGACCGGATCCTCCGTTTTGTATGCTTTTCTCATGGATTCATCTTTGAAGTCTGGATATACGGTTGTTTCTACAGCAACACGAGCGATAAAACGTGCTTGATCCACTTCTTTTCCGACTACGCGGTTTTTCCGAACTATAGACTTCATACTCATTTTTTCAATTTCATCTACTTGCTCAGTAGAAATTGCTTTAAAGACAAAAGGAATAACATTCCCGTTATTATCTTTAAAACGCTTCGAAATAGGTGCTTTGACCTTTTCGACATCTTCTGCTTTCCCTGGCATAAAAAATGATAAATCCAATACTTGTTCTTGTTTTTCAGACATGTGAATCTCTCCTTATTTTTTGGAATAATAAAAGGCGACCGAGGCCGCCATTTTTAAGCAAATGTTTCAGATAGTTCTTCTGGCAATTCAATATCTTCAAATGTAAACGGAACTTCTTCTTCCAGAGCTTCTGAATCAACATCAAGGCCAGCGACTTTTGCGCTATCAAAGTTAACAGCGTACAGCGATACGCGCTCAGTGCCTCTTCCGGAAGCCTTATCATCCAGCACCGTTTGAAATGTAAAGTATGGATCTTTACCGGTTTTCACATATTCGACCATCAACCGGACGAACTTAGATGTAACTTTATAGAAATTCATTGTCCCAGTTCCACTTGCCCCCGTTGTCTTATGACCAGTCATACGTCGACCCATAATAGGTACTTCTGATTTGTTTTTTTCAATAGTCGCTTCAAAGGACTTGATGTAAGCTAGTTCCTCTCCATCCATAAACAGCCGTCCTTCTTTTCCGCTTATCGTATTTTGAGCTTTAAAACTCATGATTAGATTCCTCCTTTTTTTAAAAGAAAAAAGAGCCCGTTAATAAGCTCTTTTATTACTTAATGACCATATCGAAATAGAATTTCTCGGCAGAGTCGATTGGTTTTGCTCCCATATTGATTATAAAGCCATCACCATCTTGATTCTGAGTAATGATGATGTCATTACCAGGATCAAAATCAGAAATCACTTTGTTATCTTGCAGTTCGTTCATATAAACAGAAGCTAATGTGTTGATAATTTGTTTCCCATCATCATTCGCTGGAATATCTTGACCTTTGTCCTTCAATTCCTTAATTACAGATTTCAACTCCCGCGTTAGATCATTATTAATTCCATCTAGAATACGAATGATCTTATTTTTGCGGAACCGTTTATCTTTTTCCTTTGTGAAAGATACGAAAGAATTAATGTCAGCTTCTACCGATGCGACTTTATCACGTGGGTCAAATGTTAAAATAAATTCGCCCTTTTTCAGACGCTCTTTCACTTCGTCATCGTCAAATCGCGGATTAACATCAATAGCACCATCGTACACGACAAATGTGAGGGATTGTGTCATTGGAGCAGCTGCACTAGCTCCCGCTACCCACGCAACAGTTTCAGCGATGGAAAGTTCTTTGTCCGGCAATACTGCAGCATTGGTAACATTAATGATCCCTTCATAATCCGCAGGTGAATTTGGCAATACACCAATAACTTTAACACCTTGCTGATCTCGTAAACGTCTAATAAACGAGACAAAGGTTGTTTTAATTGGTTCATCACTGTCAACTGGAAGTGCTATTGCGTCAAAGTATTCAGTTTCAGCTGCAGCTAAAAAATCAGTATAATCCAAGTTTGTTGGTGTACCGTCCATCCCACTAGCTAATCTTACACCAGCCGTATCTGTAAGCTGGCCAGTACCATCAAATGTAACAAGTGAATTTTCTACCAGTTCGGAAGCGTCAGCAACAATTTGTTTATCAATAGCTTTTGTGCTATCAAAGGTTATAACGTCCTTTTTTGAAGGATCAGAAACGTTGGTACTTACCGTGATAATAATGTCATTGCCTTTTGACCCTCCATAAACAGCAGTGACCTTCACACTTTCTCCATCTTCTGTAGAAAGATTTCCTGTCGCTTTAACACCTTCGTTTACACGATAAAGTAAAACTGTTTTTGCTTTTTTACGAGCTTCTCTTAAAAGCAACAATGATGGATCGTTAATGTCTAAGGATAACTTTTTTGTGATGTCCTCATCTGAGTTTATCTCGATAAACTTTTTAGGTTCTCCCCATCCCATCACAATTGGAAGCGCAAGTGTTCCGCGCTCACCCATCTGTGTTCGTGCTTGCGCTGCGGAATGGAAACGAAAATAAATGCCGGCGCGTTCTTTTTCTACCCCTGGTGTAAATGTTCCCCCGTTCATTATTTGACCTCCTTGCTTAAGAAGCTATTAATTAACTTTCTAGCTTCCGCTTTTGTGATTTTGACTTTTTTATAATTAAATAGAGCACCGTCTAAGACTTCTGGCTTTACACCGAAAATCTCTCGACTGTGCTCTCTTAATTGGTAAATGTAGAATTCTGGTTCACTTACTTTAGAGGCAACGGCTTTTTCAATTTTCTTTGTATCTTTACTCACAATATCACTCCTCTTTTAATTTGTTGTTAAAACCAATGTTTTCAATTGACGGCCAATCCTCGCGTTCATAATGATAGCGACTGTCCCAATTTACAGTAATTGAAGCAACACTATCCGTCACCCTTGTTTCAATCCGCTTAATACGAATGTACTGACCTGCAAAACTCCCATCTTCATTAAGCAAAGGTATGATATTCCTTTTCTTGCTTATAGCGTCTGTTATTCGCTCTGCTTCGCTTTTTGCTTGATGTTTCCCGAAATGAAATAGTTTCACTGGCAAACTATAAGTCTTCATAAAAGTCGTAACTGTGTCATTGCTATCAAAGTCAAAAGCAGTCGAAAAATAGAGAGAAGGTACCTCAAAATTCTCCGGAACTTCTTCCGTATACACTTTGACCGGAAACATTTTGTAAAAGAAGGCCATTATCGAACCCACTTCTTGATTCAATTAACCACCCCTAAAATGTAGCGTTGAGCCATTCTTGTAATTTTCGTTCTAGGCCTTTTTCAAACATTCGATCGAAAATGGCTAACGCATTATCCCAATACCCAGTACCATCGATCCAAGTGAATTTTAATAGCATGCCAGTCTCGGCACTTGGATCGTGAACGAAGCGGTCCCCGCTCCAATACCCTGGCACCCAACGTCTGTCTTTCCCTTTTTTGGGATCAATCGTAAAGTGTCCATCGTTGACGTAGGTGGCATATTTGAGGTTTGTCCCTACTTCTAGAGATAAGCCACCTTTATTGATTGTCCATATGTTTTCAGAATCCCCTCTTTTAAAAGAGTTTAGTAGGTTCCTCGTTTCGACACTTTGTGCACGGATAATTTCATCTTGGATAAGGTCCAGAAACTCCATTCCCATGCTTTCAAGCCATAGTCCCATCTGCTCTGCAAAACCTCCGTTTGCAACCTTCTTAACAGCCTTCAAGAAATCGTCGAGACCATCTATACTCACGAATGCATTCTTGCTCATAGACTTTCATCCCTTATGAGTGTGACTTCTTTGTGATGGTTCCTGATGTTCCGCGGCTTTCGAGCTTTGAATGCAACTCCATCCCATACCACTTTGTCATTAATACGAATATCTGCAGCGACAAGGAAGTGAACAAGATGAGTTTCTATGATTTTTTGGTTAGGCTCTTGCTGTACGACTGTTTGGTTTTTTTCGACAAACAAACACTTTACATTCTGTTCGTCTGGATCCGCATCGTAATAATGTTCTTGCTGTCGGTCACCGACTGGTACACCATAACCGCCGCCACCGGCTGCCGGGCGTTCCTTCAAATGATAGATATCACATCTGTCGGTTAATAGATTATCGTAACTCATAACGGCCTCATCCTCATAAAGAAGCCTTTATTTTTGCCATCGTCTTCTGGTGCAAAGTCTTCGAGCAAACTAGATACATCCGGCATGCTCAACGCGGATCCATCTCCAAGTGTATAAGAGTAGTCTCCGATTTTTTCAGATTTGTAACCTTTGACGATTGATTCATCGCCATTGACCAGAGCGAAGAACTGGCCCACCTTTAATAAGGCGAGCTTCAATTTGTCCGGCAATGGGAGGTATTCATTCAAAGGCTTGGCGATCTTCTTTTGGACATAAGCTTCAGCTTCGAGAATGTCCATTTTTAATTGATCTTCCGGGCGATTGCGGACTGCCTCAAAAGTGCTGTAGCTTTTTAATTCCTCAGGAGTGATGGACATGCCGATCACTCCCCCTGGCCTTCCTGGCGTTCTTGTAAATCAAGAATTAGAGTAATACGCTCCTCTTCATTCTTTGTTTCTTCCGGATCCCCGCCGAGCTGAGTGATTAGCTCCTCTTGCTGATCTTTGTTAAGCTTTTTCAGGTCGGATTTTGTGTGCTTTGCATCTTCTGGGATATCGGATGGAACACTCCCTGACTCTTTTTGCTGCTCTCCCGCTTCGACTACATCAAAGTAACCTGTTTTCACAGCTTGATCAGCTACCGCATTACTTTCGACAGTTACAAAAGGCTGCTTTGCATTGGCAGAAACGATCCCGTAATATGACAAAGCGTTTTTTAGCTTCAGTGTAATCATTCAGATCGCCTCCTTACTGGAATAGTCCTTCGACCAAGACAGCAGCATCCTTCTCCTCGATAACAGGGTCGAAGTCAAGGTGAACTACATAGAAGCGCTTATCTTGCATGATGGCCTTTTCGCCTTCAGTTGTTTTGCGAATCTTCACGTCATATGTGTTAACAACAATAAGGTTCTTCGGATTCGTCAGAAGGATTTGATCAGCTGGCATTCGAGGCACAGAAACAAATTCAACGCCGCCCGGCGCGCGCATTACTGAATCCGACAACCCGCCGCCGTTGTTGATGCTTTGTTCAAGCAAATACTGTTCCCATTTTTGCTTTGTAGAAGGTGCTACCAACCACTTCAATGTACCGTTATTGAACTTGTTTGGCATTGCCTCCAACGTTTTGTAAAAAACATCTAGAGTCAAGTTGCCATTTTCTACCGCAGATCGATCAACAATATGAGATCCTGTCTGCATCTGCTTCAACCATCCGTCATTAATTTTCAAGAAGTTGTAATCTTCATCGTCAGACGGTGTAGCTTCATCTCCGTTAATATATAAGTCCTCAAGATCGATACCAAGCTGTGTTGTCATAAGGTTGGTGACGATATCCTCGAAACTTTCTCCCTCGATGTTTTCTCGCAAAGACTCTTCTGTAATTTCCCAAGGCAAACGAACAGCAGTTGTTGCATATTCTACCTTGTCGAATTTTGGCTTTGCACGGTAGCCATCGTCCGTATCCTCAGTTTTCTTGCGAAGGATGCGGGAATCAATTCCGATCTTATCGACCTCTCCCGTTTTTGCCCGGCGAGTCTCTGTTCGGATTAATCCCCCCAGAGCCGTTGCTTCAAATGTTTGTTGGAGAAACCTTTGCGCTTGCTCCGGTTTAAGCAAACCGGCTGTGATTGATCCGGTAGTGATGGTATTTTTCATGATTTGCTGATTTGTTGGCATTTATGTTTTCCTCCCTTTTATAGAATTCCAGACAAGTAGTGTTTTTGAACAGGTTCTTTTTTGTCGTCGTCCTGATCTGCTTGTTTGGAAACACCGCGAGCTTTTTCTACTGTTTCCAAGCGTGTTGAAATCGGATCAAGTGCCTCTTTCAAAACAGACTTGAATGTCTCCAGTTGGCTATCTTCTCCGCCAGCCGCATCGTCTTTCTTTAATGGTTCAGCAGCTTCTGGGTTCACTTCTTTTTCAATGGATTCAAGACGGTCATTGATTGGTTGAAGCGCCTCCTCCAATGCTTTCTTGAAGTCTTCTGCTTTCACTATTTCATCACCCTTTCCGATTGTTTCTGGTTTGTTTTCCAGTGCTTTTTGAATGTCTCCTGAATCTCTGATTTCTTGAAGGATTTCAGCGAACTCCTGTACACCTTCCAACAAACGTTCAAAATCAGTGACCTCAGCTGTATTGTTGTTCCATAAAGATTCATAATACGTATCTTCTAAGCCGTCCCATACCGCCCAGAGATTAAGACGCTGCTGATTCGACTCGTAACTGTCCCGCACTTCTCCTTTTGTGAAGAAGCTTTTAAGTAAATTAAAAAAGCCCTTCATTTCCTCGTCATTCTCAGACTTAGAGACAGGCTTTTTGTTCTGCTTTCTATTCTGTTTTTCAATGGTTTCAGCAGTGCCGGCCATGGAATAACCTGTGATTTCGCCCTTTTTGATTTCTTCCCAAATTTCATCAGTCGCTTTGGTAACGAGTACCCAGGAACCCTTCGTTATCTCATGCTCGCCAATGTTAAAATCAGCGGGAGCAATGTACGATTCAACGACTTCACCTACTCCAGATTCAAAATCGTGTTGTTTGTCGATGTTACGAGCATCCTTCATGAATCCATGAGCAGATTTTTCAATTTCAGGCGCGGTCATAAAATCCCCATGTGAATCTTCAACATCAGGCTCATAAACAACACCATACACCAGCTGCTGTTCTTCATCCTCTTTATTGATAAATAACTTAACCTCTTTTTTGAAGTCTGGCTGCTTGTCAGATTTGGTGAAGAAGAATTGTTTTTGATTTGCACCCTTGTCTACATAAGAAACATGGGTAATATTTGCGTTAACTAATTCTCGTGGCATTTATTGTTCACCTCCTTTCAATCGGCCGCTATTGGCGGTGTAGGTTTTGCTTTCCATTCAACGGCATAAACATGACGTAAGAAGTACGTTTTGTGGCCAGACTCTATATGCATAGAGTCAGTTGCAACAATGGGTGATCTCAACGTTTTTTCAAGCTCTCGACTACTTAACCTGTCGAGTTCCACGACTTGTCCATTTGAGAAATGAAGAACTGCAATCACTTATTTTATCCCCCTTTTAGTTAATCGTTATTACATTCATTCTACTTTTCTTTGTGTCGAGTATTGATTCATCATCTACATATGGATATAGCCCCACCTTAAAAGCAGGAACTTCACCAGGATACAATCTAAATTCCAATGAATATAAATTATCGAATGGAATATTGAATGTTTCACACAGTTTCCTAATTAGTTTTAATGAAAGGTGTTTATCCAATCGCTGCCCTTTTTTTGTTAATCGCTTGCCTTCTGGAACAGTTACATTAATATCCGTTCTACCGTTATCAACATCAATATTAAAACGGAAATGCAGATTTACAATATCGATTTTTCTAAAATCCTTGGTCACATACTCTTTGATAACGTTCCATACATCTACCTCTAAAGGGATTTTGTTAACGGTCAACGGCATTTATTATTCCTCCTTTTTCAGCGGTTCTGCCTTTAAGAGTTCCTCACTAACCATTCATTTCGTTAAGAACTTCCTGCCTTATTGCTTCTTTTTCTTCCTTCGACAATCCTAATATTATTTCGTCGACTACTGGACCAATCACGCATCCGCAATTAACCCGGTTTTTGGCCGAAAACATGGGGTCTCTCGGATATTTCCCTGCCTCACCATCAACATAAAAATAGTCATCCACAGGAATAGCTACACCATCCATAGCAACATGCGTCGCCCTTGGTGCAGTCTTTTTTGCACCGCTGTGCTTCCACTTCTTTCCTGTAACAGCAGGACTTTGTTTGAAAGATTCGTAATGAGCTTGACTGGAAGCTGTTAGGATTTCAGTCCTTGCTGTCGCCCTTGCGCGATTGCGGTCAAACTGAGGCAATTCTTTTATCCTCATTTCAGCTTCTGCTATCGATTCACCGTTTTCGATTGCTTGAACCAGCTCTTTTTCCAGAGCTTCGTGCGTGTTCAATTGCATCAAATCAGCCAGATCACTGGACCAACTTTGAATCCAATCAGTTGTCTTTTTTGATAGCAACTCAAACGGAACATCTTTATCGATGGACTCCATCATCAACTTGGTCAAATCCTCAATAGTCAGTTCTAAAAACTTGGCCGTTTCCTCACCAAATTGTTCGGCGAATTCATCCGCCGCAAAAATATCATTCCTCAAAAACACAAGAAAGGCTTCTAGCGTCTGTTTGTCATCTTTTGATACAAATGTATTAAGCGCATCTAAAAACACTTTCTGCTGTGCCCTCAGCAATTTTGCGATGGCTTTTTCATAGTCTTCGATAATAGCGGGCAAGTTTTCCAATCCAGGGAAGTCAGGTACGACGTCCTGTAATTGCTCCTCATCCTCTTCCGCTTTGGCAATGAAGGCATTCAAGCTTTTGAGCAGTTGATCTATCTTGCTCATGCCCTTAACTCCTCGAGGACATCTCGCATATCTTTCAATAGATTGATAAAATCTAATTGCTTTTCCTTAGACTTTTCAATGTTGATCAGACCACCTAATGGGCTCCCAGCCAGTTCCCTCATAATAATCTGCAGCGGCACGTTATATTCATCCGGGAATGGTTCCACTCGTTTGCCAAGAACTTGACCGAGTAATTCCCGTAGATCGTTAGGAGCAACAGCACCCGCTTGTATAAACGGATCAAGTATTTCTGCAATCTCAGCTGGATCATGAAAATCAGCGCCCTTCACTGATAACTTCACGTATTTTAACCCCAATGGCTCAAGGAACAACGTGTTTAAGGCTCTGGCCAAGGCTTTTCTCTCTGGCTGAAACACTTGCTCCTCCGTAACCTTCCTAGCGGTGTCAGCTGTAGCCCTCGAGAATTCCTGCGCCTCTCCCGTGTATAAAGGCGGCAAACGGAAAGATGAACGAATTTTTTGTCGCGTTCTTTCATCATATTCAAGGAATAGAGCGTCCTTCTGCAGTATCTCCGCCAATGATTTGATTTCCACCTTTGCAGGGGTAATCTTCTCCTCGTTGTTAACAAGACTATCCGTCGCATTCCCCTGTACTTCCAAAAGTAAAAACTTATGGGCATTGTCAGTTCCTTGCAACTCATTCATGTAGCTTTGCAACTCGTTATATGAATCCTCATCCAGCTTCCCATTTGAAACGGTAATGGCTGCAGGGATATGGCGGCCATTAGAGAAGTATGTCAGGTTGAGCTCCTCGGCCTTCCTTGCTCCGTATAAACTAATAAGATTTCCAATCCAACGAGGTTTTCCATATGTGCCGCTGCCGATTTTAAAATGATAGATTTCAGTAGCACGTAAGTTCTCAGGAGTGTTGTCATCGAACTTTCCATTAGTACTATTCATGATTCGCAGATCTCCGTATTCTTTGAAGAACACTTTTTTCCCGTCAATCATCTGGACATAGCGGCGGAATCTTTTCCAACGCGTCACCTTTTTTTCTTGATTGTTTTCAAGTATGGTGTATTCAATCTGTTCTTCAACTGTTTTCTTGCATACTCTCATATGTTGAGCATCAGCATATTCAATACCTACTGGCATGCCCGTTCCATCCCGGATGATTTCGATGTACCCATTTCCGGTTTTTTCCCGGTCATCCAGAACATAACCGAGTATGGCCTCAGGTGATTCATCCAGATTAAGATAGCGGATAAATTCGCCTAAACGGGTCCACTCTTCCTCCGCCTTGGTCTTGACCGCCATTTCCTCTTCCTCTGAGTTAATATCAATCTTGTATTCCGGCTCTATACCAAACTCAATGATATTCGTTTTATAGGCATCCACACATTGCTGAAGGATGGAGGAATATTCACCAATTAGTTTCAACTCTTTTAAATTGTACGGCGGCTCTAATATATCCCCATACTGCTTAGAAAAGTCATCATCATACAATTGTTGTGTCGTCGGTGATATAGAAGCTTTCATCACTCTTGCTCTTACAGTTTGCTTTGACAAAGATTATCTCCTCCTTCCTCTTGGTCTTTCTACTTTTGGCCTTTCATTTTCTCGCGGTGAATCATCTGGATTATTGCTACTAATCATTTCAGCTATACCTGTAGTTGCGTCGGGGGCATCATCATGTTTGTTTTTCCCTTCTTTTTGAAAAGAGTTCATAGCTTTGTAATAATCCGGCCATTTGTCTTTCCAATTTACAGGGAAATACAGATGGTTCATGACGAACGTGCCATTTGAAAGAATCCGTGCCATCTTATTTTTCGATTGAAAGAACCATTTAATGATCACCGATTTCGTTTGATGCCTTTCCCATATCAATCTGCCAACATTCCGAGCAAATCCTTTTCCGCCATTATTGGATTCAAAGGCAGCTAGGTTTACATTGTTGTTAACCAGTAAATCAGCTGTTTCCGGTTCAGTAACTTCCATTCCATCTTTTGTATAGAGGACGTCAAGTATATACCCTTCTCCCCGATACTCCCCAGCGACAATAGAACATAAAAAATCACTGCCATCGTCAGCAGTGTCTGTATAATTGATGATCCTATCAAACAACGGAGACCCGCTTTGATCTCTCGGAATATCCTCATATGTTTTGAATGAACTATACAAACGTCCTTTGATGTCCATTGGACTCTGATTATAGTTCGCCTCAGCGATCTCAATTCCCATAGCCTTTGTCTTTCGCTTGTACTCCTGTTTACTAAGGATATCTTCACAAAGCATTTTTCCGTTGTCGAACGCTTTAAAATTGATATGCTTGATTTTATATCCGAGATCAGGAAGTTCTTTCAGTGCTTTGCCTGCTAGGTCATTGCTGTTCCACCTGGTCATGATTATGATAATTTTCCCATTGGTTTCCAAGCGGGAGATCATCGTGTTTACAAACCATTCCCAATGTGATTCAAGGACGCGTTCATTGAAAGCTTCTTCGGCATTTTTGATCAAGTCATCAATGATGATATAGTCTGCCCCGAACCCGGTGGCCGTCCCTGTCGGCGAAGTCGCAAGGTAATTGTTATAGCCTCCCTCTAACGCCCATAGGTTCATCGCTCCATCGCCATGCTTTACTCTTGTGCGGGGAAAAATATCAGAGTATACAATCTTGTCCTGCTGCGCCTTAACTTCTTGAATGGTATTTCTAACACTTTTTGAAAATGTGGTTGAAAGGGTTTCGTTGTATGAGCCAGTCATGACCTTTAATCTAGAGTTGTTGCCAAGAAGCCATTCAACAAATTTTCCTGCCGTCCTTGACTTCCCATGCCTCGGCGGAATATTGACAATCAACACATCGTCTTCCGATTCAGAAAATGCTTGCATCCCATCAGCCAAGTCTACAAGGAACTGCCTCTCCCATCTGTAAAAATCATCGGCTGTTAAATTGCAGTAATCAAAGAAATTCCGCCTCGCCAGTTCCATCCGAGCCCCAAGAGCGATGTCAACCATCCTTTTTCGCCAACCTTCTTAGTTCTTCTGTAGACAGGTCTGCAAATGGATTGTTTACGTTCATATTCCCTGAATGCTCTATATCCTGCTTATCCCGCCACTTATCTGGACGGCGGTTTTTCAACCAGAAGATTTGGGCTGTTGTATCGGGCCGCACTTCTTTCGTGACCCTCTTTTCTAAAACTTCTTTTGTTTTTGGGATGGACATAATGAATCGATCACGTTCGGCTTGCGTAGCATTCGGATTCTTTTGTTCCCATATCTCAAGCTCGATGTCCACGCGCAAGTCATACTCCTCTTGGCTCATTTCAACGGAAACATATGTGTTCTCGTCATATCTATAACCAAGTGCACTTTTAAGCATCGCATTCTCGACCTGCCGATCAACAACCTCTTTTCCCCTTTTTAAGGACTCGGATATCTCGGGATACTTCTTTATCCATGTATAAAGTGTATCGGGATTGATGCCGATATTATGGGCTATCTGTTCATTGGTTAACCCATCCCTTGCCCATCCTTCGAGTTTGATTAATCCCTCATCTGTCAGCCACTCTAAATACTTACCACGCCTACCACCTTTTTTCTTAGCCACTACATATCACCAACTCCCTGTGCTAATTGCTTTCAGAAATAAGAAAAAGCACCCATTATGGATGCTTAGATTTTTTAGTATATACTTAATAATAAATCCGAAACAGCTTGACCCCACCTCGGATCAGTAACAACAGTTGAAAAAACTTTTAATAATCCTTTTTCCCCAATTTCTAACCCTTGTCTAGCTAAATCTTTTAATTTACTATGTGAAGGTTTAGGCTTATTGATTTCTTCTTGTAACTCTTCAGCTATTTTTTGAACATCTGGTAACTTATCTTCCGCAACAACATTTTCTTTTCTTATCGCTTCCATGATTTGTTTACTGATGTTTTCATAAGAGGTTGTTTGTTCAATATTTTTCCCCATGGCAATATTACTACCTTCTGAAGCAGATATTGAACCATAATTAATAATTTGTAATGATTCTGCCGACACCTCTTCTTTACCATCAACCTCATCTTCAATCAGTTCATCCAGTTTATAAATCAATTCTCTTAGGCAAGGTTCTGCGATTTCGCGTAGATATTTGCTTAAGTTAACATTCATCTGTCTATGACTATAAATCTGAAATGATAGATTTTCGATGGATAATTCTCCATTAACATCTTTATTAAATATTTCTAAAATGTAGCGAATCTGATGATTCGAGTCAGTAGGTATTTCTACTTCTCCAATATTATAACCGTTTGAAGATAAATGAATGTCATCCAAGTTAATATCAATATTAAAAATAGGATCCAATATATTTTTGATTACAGGATCATCACTTGTTAATGCAACGATTCTACGAATTCTTGATTTGTATGTCTGCGAGCTAGAGTTTACTACATCTCGTATAGCACCTTCAAAACTTCTTACAGAGCGCCTCACTTCTTTTGATGTAAACTTATTCATTTTTAATTCCCCCTTTTTTGTCTTTAAATTAATTCATTTCGACAAAAGGAGATATTTTCCTGCAACTATTTGCCTATAACAAGCATTCGACATTAACTGCCAATGAGTGTTGTTATAATCTGATAAAAAGGAGGGATAAAATTGCTTTACTATTATTCATTCAAAGACGGAGAGTATGTTTCGTATTCACCTGACGGAGAATATTTTTATTCATCCAATGGCGGCGACTATGTTGGATACCGTAATAATGGATACCTATACTCACAATCTGGTGATGTAATTGGATATTTTAAAGAGAATTATTTATATTCTCAAGATGGAGAAGTTATTTGGTATAAAAGTTAGCAAAAATAGGCTGGGGCTCTTTTCCGAGTCCCGGCACTTCTCCTACTGCCATGTCTTGCATGATTTCAGACAAAAATGCGCCATCCTTTTCCAAGGGACAGCGCTCTAATATAACCGTTATCAGTTCCTATATCCAAGAAGGTCCGCGTCTATGTTTCCCCATATCACTTTCACCACAGCCTGGAGAGCCTTTTTCAACCGTTTCATGAACTTCTCTTTCATGAACTGGATATACATGCTCGTTTCTAATAACGGTTCTGTGTACATTAATTATCTCAGTCGGATGAATAAATTTTCTAACCCGTTCTGTAGTTCTTGTTCTTACTTCTGTTTTAGTTGGACAAGTGATTATCTCTTCTCTTTTACCGTGATTTGGGCCCATAATAAAGAACCTCCTTTCTTTCTTTTTAAGATATCTTATGAATAAAAGGAGGGACATGTACTAAACGATAAGACTAAAATTCAATATTATTCCATAAATAGACATGATTCTTAAGTTAAACAACACGATTGCGCCATCCTTTTCCAGAGGACAGCGCCGACAGATACAAAAAAAGACTCCTCACTAATGCAGACTTTGTATGACAACCGTATGACAAGAATATTTTAACCCACTCTTTTTTCGATCTTTTTTCTTGCTCGTTCGATGTATTTTTGAACGGTTGGCTTTTTAATCCCCAATTCTTCTTCGATTTCCGACATGCTCAATCCGTGCGCTGTATGCAAAATATAGCACTGCCGCTCCCTGTGCGAAAATGAAGAAAGAATATCTGTTAGGATCACTTTTTCCTCTCTGGTCATCATCAATTTCTTTTCATGCGCATCATCCAGTTGCTCTGTAATATCCGGGATCAAATCCATATTCTCAAGTGAACGTATTTGATAAACAGATCTCTTATCAACGCCCCGATATGTTCCTGGTTGTCTCCCAGTTTCTAGCCATTCAATGGCAAAATCCATATCCTCTACCATGCTATTAATCATAGTTTTATACTCTCTTTCGACTGGATTCCTTTTATCCAAATTTTTGCTGGCTTTTAATAACTGTCTTTTTCCATCTGAGTATTCTTGAATCAATTTGTCCGCCCAATTTGGCATAAAAAAACCTCCTAACGCTGTCTAAATGAACCTCTGTGTCTCCTGTATGTCGGTCTGTTTACATCCATAAGGCTTTTGAGTTCGAATTCCGTTAATCGCTCTGTGCGGCGTTTCTGTGGCTTCCTGCGTTGCTTTACTTCTTGATGTTGCTGTTTCCAGTTCCGCAGCTGCTCTTTTAATGTTTTGTTCATAGCCACACCACGCTAACAATGAATGCTACAAGGCTTGCGTAAAAGACTCCCATTAATCTATCCTGTAAAAGCACATCGTTATTGGTACCCATAACACCCAAAAATGAAATAACGATGACACATAATAGGACTATTTGAAATGCCATAACCATAGTTTTTCCTCCTCCAGTTTAGTGAGCAAATAAAAAAGGACACCAAACAACGCTTAATGCGTCATTCAGTGTCCTCCAGATGGCTGGGTGGACTATATTTTTTCAAATAGGTTTGAGATAAAGCTAGGTCGTTTTTTAGATGTTCAGATTTAAATTCAATTAAGTTTGAATTTAAACGAAATGGATTTCCTAACGAATCTTCACCTTGAATTTGAAGATAACCACAAATATATCCCTCTGTTGAATTTATTAATTTTACTACTAATCCTTTATATACTTCTTCAAATAATTTTTCACCATTTTGAGTTCTTGATTTTTCAACAGTGCCATTAAATGAAAATACGATTTTAACATCATCCGTCGTGAATGAAATATTATTTCTTTGATGAGCAACCTTATTCGTATTATTTAATACAAGAAGAGCACCACCATTAGCCATTGTAATATAATCAACCCTATAAACAGGAACTGCTGCATGTTCCCATTGTTTTTTCTGTAATTCAATAGCTTTCTTACTTATATTTATATTCCAAAAGGCAAAGATGGCACCTATTCCAGCCGTAATTGCTAAAACGAATTGAATCCAATCGCCCGCCGTCAAAACATCCCCTCTTTTCCTCGCACCTACTTATTATCAAGCTTAGACTTTTCTTTAATATCCTTTCAGTAGGCTGGTAAATTTTATTTTACATTGCTGTAAATTAAATGTACGTATGGGACCAGAACTAATGAAAAAAACCAAAATGTTGATTCCTTCATCTCCTCCGAGAAATTAAAATCAGAAAAAGCACTATCAATCAAGAACGGTAAGAAACCTAAAAAAGCAATTAATACGGTAAAATCATTTACTAAATACTTACTAACATACTTAGCTTTATCACCTAACATAGAACGTGAAAATTCTTCAATTATTTTCTTGTAATATTTACATTCAATTATTTTCTTGTAAAGTATATATTCAAAAAAGAAGAATAATAATATTGCTGCTAGAGCAAGGTCTGATGAGGAATTGAAAATTAGTTCCCTAAAAAACAGAAATATAAGATCAATCTTTGGAAACTCCTTATCTATAACTTTATAGAGAACAATAATATAAAAAAGTTTGATTAAAATAGAGATCGTAACTTGAATAGTTATTATTCCAAACCTTACAAAAACAAATTTAAAAGATTTCAACGCATTATTTTTCATCAACCTAAAAGTTAATATCATAATTGGTATCCATAATATCTTGGCGCTAGTCCTATTGAACAATGAAAGAATTATCAATAGAAAATAAAAACCAAAAAAATACAATCCTATTTCTGTCAAAACTCCTCTCCCTCTTCCCTCCGCATGCGCTTCACTTTCCCCTGATGTGTCACAATTTTATATTCCCCATGGGGAGGAAGCTCTCTCAACTTCGCTTTTCCATCACAAATGACGATTACACAGCTGGATGGTATTTCCATTAAATCTAATTGTAGTCTATTTGTACTAGTTAATTCAATATCTTGTAATCTCATAAAAAGACCCCTCCCAAATATGGTATAATCAACTTGCCGAATTGATTTAGCCGGGAGGGATCCTGGCTATTTTTGATCTATTTCTCTGGGATCCCATGCCACTATTAGTGGTTCCTTGTTATCTCGGTGCCTTATCAATTTCTCTCTGGCAGCTAACCAGGAGCCACCATCATGCCCATGGAGTGCATCCACGTATTTTTTCCACCTTAATTGCACATTCCGAAATTCCTTGGTCTTCAATCCTTTAGTGCATTCCAAAGGGCTGATTACATCTTCAGGAATAGTGATTACAATTCCCGCAGGTGCTTCCTGTTCGCTCTCCTCTGACAGGAAATCGAACATATCCATTTGTTCTACAACGCTCATTTTGATTGCGGAAGCGTTACTATCCCCTTGCGATTTGTTACTTTCCTTGGTATTTTTGGTGCTATTAATCGATTTTTCGTTACCATCAATGACCTGGAACATTGACCTTTGAAATGCTCCCATGTGCGAATTGACTGATCCAAAATTAGAAACATAGTAGTAACTGGAGCCAGTGGGGAAAACGAAATATTCTTTGCCCTCCCGTAACACTGTTGAGTTGCCAGTATCCATGCACACAGCTTTCATCGATCACACCCCTTGTCTTCGTCAACAAAACGTCTTGCAAATCTCAACTGCTGTTCAATGTATGGATCATCTTCATTTCCACCAGAAGCCAACCAATCTCCTATTCTTTGGTTAATATCTTTTAGCACTGCAACTGGAAGTTTGTTAGAAATTTGAATGACTTCCTGTAATGGGCTCAAATTCATTCCTCCTAGCCAAATCTACAAGTATCGATTCCGTTATATTCTCCTAACCATTCAGCGTCTTCATGCCAGGCTCCCTCATCTTGATCAAGCCGATAGCAATAAATTTCTCCATCTTCTGTTACAAATGGATTAGTATATGTGTCGTAACAAGGCGAACCGATTTTCCAATACGTCATAACTTCTTCACCGAGCATTGGGCAAAAGACCGATCCCCATTCTTGCCCATTAGACCAACTTAATTCTTTATCCATCCCGTTCCCTCCTGTGCTGTGCAGCATCAATATTTCTGTCGGCGATATGTCATATCTCCTAATTCCTCAAACGCACAACCTTTTTCAAGCATTTCATCTGCACACTCTTCACAACAAGCCCATTCATCCTCACATAGTTGGCCGCCAGTAATAATGCTTTTTGCTTTATCAGATGGTTTACCGCAGTTATCGCATCTTGCTATATCTCCATACGGTTCTTGAATTACTTCCCCGTTAATACCGGTAATGGTTACATTGATTTGTTGCATGGGATCACTGCCCTTTTCACCCGTACTGTGAACTACTGAAGGTCGTCATATTTAAGTTTCTTTCCTAAAATGTTATTTATTTCGATATTTTCCATGATGTATCTTTTATGATGACCTCTAACATTAAGGTAAATATCTTCTTCGTAAAAAACTTTGTGAGCAAATGTAATCCGAGTATTTAAAACAACCGTTTCCTTCCCTGCCAATGCTTTAATAAGAAACTTTCTAAGCCACCACACACTTTTCACTCCCTCATAATTTGCATCCACTACCTCTTATACTGATCCGGATGCTGCCGTACATAGCGCTCACCACTGACCTGTATCACAGTGGGCGTTCCCTTTTTAGTTTTGAGGATATGGACGATGGGCCGATATTTATCTCCCTTTTTCCTCATGCTATCTTCCATCCTTGCCGGATCCGCGCTTTGACTTCGTGATTTTGAAAGTAATCATACTGCCAAACAGGTTGCCCTTCCTCTATTCTGTGAAGAAGGTAGTAACCGTGGCGGTATTTTTGTTTTCTTTTCATGGAATCACTCCATTTTCATTTCAGGTTAATATTCATCTATAATTTCAACATTCATTTTTAACTTACGATGATCGTATAATCCTAGTCGTTCAGCTATCTTCATCATTTGATTAGGTTTGTTTTCCTTTTCTAAGAAGATTAAAGCTCCAGCACAATGTTGTTGTTCTGATGTATGTTTTTGTAATGTTTTGTGACAAGTAAAGGTCATACCGGCTCTAATGTCGTCAACAATGCCCTCTATCCGACCTTCAGCTAAAGTTTTGTTTGTGGAGCTGCCTTTTATAAATGGACAATCTTTACAAGGTGTTTTTAAATCAAATTTCATCCTTCCATTTCCTCCACCCTTATTTCCACCCTCGGATTCTCGCTATAAAACTTTGAAACTGATAAATCCACAATCTGGCTGTCGTCTTTGTAAATGATGCCGTTGCAGGCGTCTAATACAGATTTTGCATGATTATCCAAGTCCGGCTTTGTCACCGGCCTTAGTAGTCCACTCTCTGCAAGCTCCCTCTTGCGCTTCGAAAAGCTTTTAAGTGTTTCTCGATAGATAACCAACCTAACTTTTATAGCGCCCGTTAAAAGTGATGCTGGAGCGTTCTGTGATGCAACCAACCGTACATGTTCTTTATAGCTTCTTGATTTGGAAGGGTCATAGAGGACAGTTCGACCACTGAATGTCTTACCTGCCCTCGGTCTGCCTTGTGCGACCGCATGACCCAAAACAGTAAACTCAACCACTTACACCATCCCCTGCCTGTCGATGCGCTCACAGTAAAGTTTGTATAGTTGCACAACGGACATCCTTTCCAGTGAGTCACGATCATAGCCGTTGCTTGGCATTGCTAATAATTGTTTCACGTACCACTCTTTGCTTTCAGTCATTGGAATCATCCTCGATAGTCCATTTTCCTTTCCACATACCAAGCAATGAATAATCGCCCAAATCAGTGGAACTTACCCTAATGTGTTTTTGATCAGGTAATAGCTTATCCCACAATTCAACTACATCAATGTGACCGTGATAAAAAACAACCTTACCTGCTTCATGAGCCTTCATAGCATCATCGAAGCTCACAAATTTAGGAAGGATACGCCATCTTCTTCCCAAGTCATAAAGGTGCAGGCTATTTCTGCCGCCCCCATTACTTGTATTGTTAAAAACAATTTTGTCATATTCATTCCATTTAGCTGTCAGCTTGCCATCGTCACTCTCCGCCACTTCTCCAACCTGCAGTCGATCTACCATCTGCCCTGTGGTTAGCCATTCAGACATTAGTTATCACCTTCCGCAGCCAAAATCATATTAAGTTCCTCTAACTCTTCGTAATACTGCTGTATTTCTTCGGAAGAGAGAATCAACGTGACTTCCTCGTAATGTTTGTCTTTAGAATTCACAATTGTTTTTTTGTCAGTTACAACAGTACCGCCTTCAAACAAGTAGGCTTTTAACATTTTGTGCATCAGTATCCAGCCTCCTGACGTTGGTGATTTATTTCATTTTTTTCGATATATGCCTGTTCCACTTGCTCCCATGTGAAGCCGAGCATTTCGCCTAAAGTTAAAAAGCAATTAAACACAATTGTGTATTTCACTTCTATCAATGATTCATTGCCCAATTGCCACACCTTGTAAAAATTACTTATCGCTTCAAAAGTAATGAGAAACATATGTGTAACTGTTCTGGTTTCTGGTGCATTTCCGATCAGCGGATAATCGCCGAATTGTAACTCTAGGCCGATCGATAATATGAAATGCAGACAATCCACGTATTCTTCGAGGAGTGGGTTCTTTTGGGAACGTATTTTGCCAAACCCATCACATGTTTCGCATTCCCAAAAACTCATTGCTCCACGATCAAGATGAACACCTCTCCCATCACAATCCCAACACTTTTCATCTGACGATACTCTCGGCTCCTGATCCTCACTCCAAAACTTCCAAGTGCGTTGCTCGTTTGCCAACTCACCCAACTCCACCTGCAAAGCAAGTATCTTTTTATCTAGCAAGTCTTGCCCTTCTAAGCCTTTATCCTTAACGATTCGTTCATCAAGCACATCCTGCATTTGAAACAGTTTCTCTAGGTTCATGCTTATCCTCCGTTTTACTCTTCAAAAGATTCGTGTAACAATCCATACAAAACGATTTATCCCAATAGACCGCCGGGCGCTCTTTACACTCAACACACCGGGCCTTCATTTTGTTGTAACCTCCATAAACCATTCTTCATCCCGCGTCATAAGCGCCAATTCCACAAATATCCACTTGGCTTCTTCCTTCACATCAGGTAAAATAGCATCGTAGTTTTCCAAATTGAAAGTTTGCAGGCTGGAAGTGTATGTTGCATCTGGATATACCACGCCAACCCCTCCGTTGGCTCTTGTGGCAGCAATCCAGCCTATTTTTCCGTTCATTTTCCGCTTAACCCATTTACCTACTTCGAAGTCAGACATTTTGACGCCTCCCTTGCGGTTATTTGCGTTTTTCCGCCAGCTCCTTCAATTCCGCCCGAATCACTTCTCTTTGCCAATTGAGCCATTCAGCCTTTGTCCACTTTTTCATGAGATTTTCCTCCCCGGTTTTTTATTTATCATTTTTAACTCGTCCTCTGTGAAGTTCAGATTTTTCCATAACGTTAAATTGGTAGCATTTGTGTTAAATTCAGTCCGAATCTCCGCATCCTTAAAACCGCGATTTTTCCGGTCAATGTATTTTTCCTTGGTAAGACCGTTTATCTTTAGTGGTCTCAACTGACAATGTACTTTCCATTCCCATAGCTTTTTAGTTGTCATATTAAACGCTTGGGCTATTTTTCTATCTGACATCCCTTGTTTTTTTAATTGCTGGTACGTTTCGACATCCAAGTTACCAGAAGAAACGCCCGCCACTTCTTCTATTTCCTCTTCGGTTAATCCGCGTCGTTTTAGATACTCGTACTCGCTTGTTGCCATGTCATCACCTTTAGCCAAGATTCTTGCCACTCTTGGAGAATAACGGACCGCTCCACTTACCTCTGATGCGTGCTGACATAGCTCACAATCGCAATTTTGCTTACCTTGGAACGATGGATGGTCTGATAATATGCTGCTGACTTTTTCTAGGACTGTGATCCGGTCTGTCCGCTCATAGACTAGGTTCATTTCGCCGCCTCCAATAACTCCGGGTTATCGTGTATGTTGTCGATGACTTCTATTCTGTCTTGCCAATGACTTAGTCCTGCATAACTACTGCTTCCGTTTTGCTTTCCTATCAGGCCCGTGTCATGCCAAACAACTGTGTAAGTGATGTTTGTATCTCCTTGGTGGTAAACATCCCCCTCATAAACCTCCACGCCATTCTTGTCTTTGAGTCCGGTGTACTGTCCAACGGTTTCGGGATTGACAGCTACTGTTACCCATGACCGGAATCCATCTCCGCTATGCATTTGTATTCCAGTTGTCCAAAAAGCTCCTAAACCTTGCATATAAACTAAATTTCCGTATACCCATTCGCCATTATCAGTACGTTTTCCGCGACACTTAATCTCCCGCACTTCCACCCCTCCTAGGCTTGTTCGGCTGATAACACTACACAGCCCATATTTTTAAGTTTGCTAACAACATCATCTACAGATGGAGCTTGCTGAATTGAAACATCTTGTAGCCCCTTCTCCGGATGAAGGAATACGGTTCTTACGGTCACTCCCATCCCTCCTAAAATTTTCGTTCCCCTCAAAACGGTAAATCGTCATCTTGGATATCAATCGGCTGTCCATCATTAGCGAATGGATCCTGCGAATTCTGTTGGTAGTTTTGACGACTGTTATTTTGATAGTTTCCTTGTTGCGAGTTATCCCGTCTAGAATCCAGAAACTGAACACTATCAGCAACAACCTCGGTTACATACACCCGTTTCCCGTCCTGCCCTTCAAAGTTTCGAGTTTGAATTCGTCCGTCCACTCCACATAGGGAGCCTTTCTTCAAGTAGTTAGCTGCGTTCTCAGCAGGTTTACGCCATACCTGTATGTTTATAAAATCTGCTTCACGTTCTCCTTGTTGATTTGTAAATGTGCGATTAACCGCCAATGTGAAGCTGGCTACTGGCACACCGTTTGGCGTGTATTTCAAGTCAACGTCTTTTGTGAGTCTCCCGACCAATACAACCCTATTTAACATCTAGTTTCCTCCCTGCGCCTCATTAGCTTTCATCATGTCTTTAATTGAATTTGCCGCCCGTTCGTATGTTTGAGCAACGCCTCTCCAAGCTATATAGTCACCTTCATGATCAGCCGCTGCTGTGAGTTGCACACCTTTGGCAATTCGGCTTAAATATTGAGCATCTGTTGAGCTTGCTCCATCATCCCGTACTTTTTTAAACTCTTGCCCCTGAGCGATTTCCGCGACTCCCTCGTAATATTTCTGTTTCTTTTTGTACCAAGCAGCGATTCCCCATGCCGCTCTCTCTGCTTTCGTATATAAATATTCGAGTTTTGCAAGCTCGAAAGGGGCCAGTTCATCAATCCGGTTGTCAAGTAGTTGAATTGCGTCAATGGCTAACTTGTGAGACTTTAAATAACGTTTCAATTCTAGTTCGTCAGTATTGATCTGCTTTACACCCATCCTCTTACCTCCTGAATGTCAAATTAGGTTTATCGAAATATCCCAAGGCACAAGGGAACTCCTGCATTTCTTTCTTGATCTCCCTGAATGTCATGAACCGGTTTCCGTGTACCATCCATTCATCCAGTGATAGCTCCATGCAGTTGAATGGCTCATGTCCGTATTCCCAGTAATAAAGCTCCCTTGCTTCTTTTGGGTTTTTGGCAAATATGAAGATGAACCGTTTCACGCTTTGCTTGAGCGAATATATTTTGATTTGGTCAAAGCATAAATAATTGCTTTTCCACATGTTTTGGAACTTTGCCGAGTCTGCTAAGTCATGTTTTATGGCGCTTTTATCACTTTCGAGTGTGACCTCACCCTCTTGGAGTAGAAAAAGTATGTAATGGGCAAGTAAGGACTCTTCGCATTTCACCGCGTCGTCAAACAGTTCTTTAACCGTAGACATCCTGAATCTCTCCCGTATGTTTGTTGTACCTTGTCAGCACTGTACCAATCGGGCCGTTCCTGTTTTTGGCTATGATCATTTCCAAAGTGTCGTCATCCGAATCTGCGTTGTAGTAAGAATCCCTGTACAAGAACATGATTACGTCTGCATCCTGCTCCACACTCCCCGATTCTCGTATGTCTGACATCATCGGCCTTTTATCTTGCCTTTGCTCTACCGCCCTGCTTAATTGAGCCAAGCACACTACCGGACAATTAAGCTCTTTCGCCATTGCTTTTAAATCCTTGGATATCTCCGTTACCTGCAAATGGGCGTTACCGCCGTAAAACTCCTGCGGCCTTATCAGCGTCAGATAGTCGATGATGATAATTGGCTTTTTGCTATGCTCATGAATTAGCTTTCTTGTCTTGGCCCGCATTTCAGCGATCGTTTGCCCGGCATTATCAAATATCTGGATGTTAGTGTTTGATAGATGACCGATGGCTCCGGCCCATGTATCCTTTTGGTTAGGTGATAAATGCTTATAAGGATTTCGCATCTTTGCCCGGTTGTAACTTCCAGTAGATGCCATCAGCCTTGTGGTTAGTTGTGCTTCTGGCATTTCCAAGGAAAAAACTATCGGTAAATAACCTTGCCATCCTGCCTGTTTTCCGAAATGCAACATGGTATCTGTCTTTCCCATCGATGGCCTTGCGGCTATGATTGTGACTTCCCCGTCCTGGAATCCGTTTGTAAGACTGTCCAATCGTTTGATTCCGGTTGGTATGCCCTTTTGGACTTCCTGTTTCTGCCAAGGGGCCTCATATATCCTTGCTAGGGCATCCTTTATGGACGTGTGGTCATCCGTTTTGACTTCGTTTATGTCATCCAGTGACTTTATGACTTTGCCAATCTCCCAATTTTCGTTCCTGGCAATCTCTAAAATGTTGCGCTTCTCACGCTCTTTCCAAGCATTCAGGACAAGTTGTCCGTATTCATCCACCTTTTCAGCATTGGCGTAGGTAATAATCTCGTTTAAGTAAGAGACACCGCCTATAGCCTGTATGTCTACCTGTACTGATAGGGTTACAACGTCAACAGATTGTCCGGCAGTCGTTAGGTCCTTCATGTGTTTAAAAAGTTGCTTATGCCTGTTTTCTTCAAAGTGAAATTCTTTAAGCAACGAATCTTTGATTAAGTGATTTTCTTTAAGCAACGTACCTAAGTACGCTTGTTCAACTTTCAACGCCAATCCTCCCCTGCTGTCATGTCGAAATCAGAGTCTTTCGGTATATAGCGACCTTTGTTGATCGGTACCACCTTTTTCTTTTGCGCCTTTACTTTGATAACAAGTTGATCAAACCTTTTTCGTAATTTGCTTGGCGACAATACATTTGCCATTTCAAAGGAATCCTCTTGTACCCAAGTCATCAAGTATTTGATTTGCTCTTCCGTTCGGTTATCAAGTTCAATCATTTTTCTAATGTCATCAGCCCATCTTTGTAAGTTGGGTTCTTTATGTTCAGGATTGTTTGCCAATATTTTTTGATAGAAGAATATTGCTAACTGAAAATGAATGGATGTTTCGTCGTAAACTTGTTTGCGACTATTATTCTTTTTATTACATTCTTTACTTCTTACATTCTTGTTAGCTGTTAGTTGCCTGTTAGTTGCCTGTTGATTGCCTGTTGGCTCGTCTGTTTCTTCTTCATCTTCACCTTGGTAAACTCCCCATTTGACAATGGTTATAAGCCTGTTCCTGTTTGTTGATTCGTCTGTTAGAAATCCGAATGATTCAAAACGCTTCAAAGCCGTTCTTACGTTCTGAATTGTGACCCCTTTTCCGCACTTTTCTACAATTTTTGGAAGGCTTGTGACAATCTGACCGGGTTCACATTTATAGATTTCTCCCTTCCATTCCCATTCTTTTCCTTTGTGGTTGACCATCATTAAAAGGGTGATAAGTATCGTTTTTTGCTCCGGTGTCGATTCGTGCCAAATGGGTTTGTCCAACAATTCTCTATAAAGTTTTATCCAGCCTTTCATTGCCACTCACCTTCTTTTTATTGCTAGCAAGGAGCGTTATGCTCCCTGCTTTTCTTGCGCTTTCTTGAGCCAACCTTCAAGTTTCCTTATAGCTGCACTTGCTTGTTTTGTTGTTAATTTTGTTATGTCTGATATATTCAAAGCTTCATAAACAGCAACAAGGTCTTGTCCTCGTAGCTTTCCAAAATCGAGCGCCTTGGCCTTTAATAACCCGACTTGCTTCTGTGATATTGAGGTAGGTTCTTGATTCGGTTTATCTTGAGGCGCATTTCGTTCATCCATTCCCGTATCTGCTTCTGGATCGTCCCCTGTCGGTATCATGAAGGCTTTCATCAATGCGTACTTTGTAGCACCTGTGATCGCTTTGTAGACCGCTTTATCCCCCGCGTCCTGTCCTTCACCTAATGAGTGGATTGAAAGACTTTCTCCGGTTTCTCCATCAATAAAGGTAAACTTCATCATCACGGTAGCAATGTACTCAGTGTTCCCTCGTTGGTTTTTATGTTCTCTTGTTGAATGCTCAACTACATCCGGCAACATGACGACATTTTGCTCTGCAAGTACTTCCCTCACTTTTTCTGATACATCGGATTCCGTAGCGTAATTGTATTTATGGAATTTGTTGTAGCCCTTCTTTTCAATGCGCTTTACCTCAGACATTACTTTTGCCAGTTTTTTGACCAGCTTTCTTTCCTCCACTTATTCCACCTCCACCTTGTAAGTGATGTCTTCAGGCTTGATAGCAACTCCTGGAACAATCTGTCCGTTCTCGTCCACGACCTTGTCACCAACGATGGTGAGAGATTTCTTAAAGTCCGCCCATTTCAACGTAGGCTTGATGTATTCAGTCATTTCGTTTTCTTCGATGTACTCTAGGATGGTTGCTTCATTGGCTTTATCCGGCTGTGCTTTTGATTTCCTGCTTTTTGATTTTCCGTAAGGAGTGGAAAGTGTTTTGGCTTTTGGATCTTCTTTTAAAACTCCTGCATGGTATTCGTTTATAAGCATTTCGAAAAACTGGATATCGTTGTTTAGTGATGCCTTCTCTGTAGCTTCCCAGTGTTCGATACGCTCTTTCTCTGCCTTAGCAAGGTTAATGATGTCGGTTTCCTTTGCCTTCAATGCAGACAGCTTTCTAAAGGCCCAATTCAAACTATCCATTCCTGTGATTTGAAAACGTTGCTTTGCTTCCTCTTGATCAGTTTGTCCGTCCCAATTTTCCAATTCATGCGCTTGTAATTGATTCATTTAGTAGTTCCTCCCTTGTTTTTATGAGGAAAAACGCTTATAATTAAATGTACGAATGTTAATTTATGCGATTTTCCTTGGACACGTTTAGCCGACGTGTCTATTTTTTATGATCATTTCTTCCGCCAGTTCAAACTCCATAGCCTCATACGCTTCTTTGATTTCTTCATAAGCTACTGATCCATCCAGTGTCATTTGATGTTTTTTCAACCAGTTGTAAAATGGCCTTGTTTCTGGGAATACAGGTTCATAGATGGTTCCTGCTTTGGTTTCCAGCACTACCACTCACCTCTTTCGACTTCGTGACTAAATTCAATC